CCTCATAATCCTCTTTGACCTTATCTCCGGCAAACCAGCCAGCGAGACCGCCGATTCCTGCTCCGATCAATCCTCCGACTGCTGTTCCCAATACTGGAACAACGCTTCCGATAGCGGCTCCTGCTGCTGCTCCGGCCGCTACTCCGCCGACTTTCAGTCCGGCAGATGTTCCTTGCGCTTTCGCAACGTCTTTATTTCCTTCTTTGTAGGAATTGTAAGCATCAAAAGCATCCATTCCACCACTTATAAGTGCGGCTCCTCCGACTATTCCTCCGGCTATTCCGCCAGCTCCGGCAGCCGCCAATCCGGTTGCTGTCGATGCTCCTGATCCAAGTGCCATACCTGCTTTTCCAGCAAGACCCATCAGTCCGCTTCCGGAAACATTTCCTACTCCGGCAAGTTCATCTGCCACTG